ACCGAGAACGCAGTCTATCGCTGGTTGGATCGCTCCCGCGGCGTCAGCGGCCCAGCGTCGATCCTCATGAGAATGTGGCTGGAAGAGGCCAGGGCGAAAAATACTGCGGAGGCCACATGTCCCTAACCTGCTGCTCCAGAAAGGCCAATCCCCTTGGTCACCATCACCGCAACCGACCGCCGCCTGGAAATCCTGGGCCTGGTCAACCTTGATCCCGCCGCCGCCCGCGTGCTCCTGGCCGACTACGAAAGCAACGTCTCCGCCAAAGACGAGCGCCGCCTGGTGTGCATCGTTGAGCGCGCCGCCGAGCAGGCCGCCCTGCGCATCGACGACGACGAGCTGCGCATCACGATAGCCCTGGCCAGTAAGCATCCGCCTGTCATCCTCGCCAGAGCCGTCCTGGCTCAGCACGAGGACGAAGAAGATTTCCGCTTCCTGACCGGTCTGGCAACCCTTCTGCGCCGCCCTGAAGAGCACGCCGAATACGCTCTTTTTGACGGCAAGGTAAAAGCACGCAAATAAAACGCCCCGCACGCTCTCTTCGTGCGGGGCCATCAGAAACCTTGCTACGAAAGGTCCCTGACATGTCTAGTTTACGATGGACGCTCGCCGCTGCCGTTGCGCTTCTGCCGCACATAGCCGCGCATAGCCGCGCATTGGCCGCCAAAGAAAAAGCGGTGGCAATTGCCACTAGCGCCGATCTCTACACCACCGGCGGCGACGGTTCGGTTTACCACGTCGATCCGCACTCAGGCCGCAGCGCTCATGTCGGAACGATCGACGTCCCCATGATCGCCCTCACCTACGATTCAGACCACCGCATTCTCTACGGCTTGGGTCCCGCGGTTTACGACCTCTTTCTCTGGAGCCATCTTTACCAAATCGACACCGCGACCTGGCACGCGACGGCGTTGGTTCCGCGTTTCGTGGTGGGTGACGGCAACGTCCAGGGCGTCGACATCGCCCTCGGCTTGGCTTACGATCGCGCCTCGGGCTGGATTTACGTTATTCAATCTCCGACTTCGCACTCTGGGAATTTGCTCGCGGTCTCCACTTTCAGAGCCAACCCGACGACGGGAGAAGTGGCAGGGGTCGGCTCCTGGCGCCCGGACGACGACGGCTTCCCCTTTTACTACGCCGCCCTCGATCCCGTTGACGGTACGCTCTGGGGATTGCGGTATGATCCCGCCTGGGAAAATTGGTCCCTCGACAAGCAGACAGGCTTGCCTACTTATCGATCCGTGACGCCCCCCGCTGGCTTGCCCGCCTTTGGAAATCTGCCAAACATGGGTCCGGCGGCTTTCCATCCGCACAGCCATACGCTTTACCGCTACGCTTACGGCGATGGCAACGCCTGGCTGTATCAGATCGACCTAACCACGGGACAGGCAACCAAGGCCTCGGCGGCCTTCTCCGCGCCCGGTCATTCGATGTTCTTTGTTCCCAAGCAACTGGTTCGCCGCTAGAATGTTGGGCAGGTTGCCAACATTCTCACGAGGATTCCGACAATGGCCGCGACCAGCGAAAAGACCCAAAAAACCGCCCGCGCGGAAACGCGCAAGGCCCCCAAGATCCCCCGGGCTCGGCCGCGCAAGATGAAGACGCCCGACAAAGCCAAGGGCTGATTCGGAGGCTTTTATCGTGACGGTGCGAGAGCTGATCGACGCGCTCTGTGATTATCCACCAGAGGCGGAAGTCGAGTCTACCGACGGAGAAATCAAGATCTTGATCTCAAGGCCGGATATTCGAAACGATCGGACGCCTTTGACGGGCGATTGGCCTACGAGGCCCCCAGGATCTTATTGAGCTTCGTCACTGAATCCATGTCCGTTTGATACAGCTCGCGCTGCGCATGCAGGACCTTGGAATCCTCGGCGGACAGCCAGCGCCCCCAGCGATCCAAGAGGCGCTCGATATGCTCGACGAGGTAGGTTTGCAATTCGAGGTCTGTCATGAAGCACCTCTTCAATACTCCCGCTTACGCGTCCATTATCCCTTGCTGGAAATGCCTGATCTGCGGAGCCATTATGGACACATTTGCCGAAATAAAGGACCACAAATGCCCTCCTAAGGCTTCGGGGTCGGGTTCGGCGCCGGCGGATTCGCCGGAAGGCTCGCCAGAAATTGCTGAAGAAACGAGAGGAAAATCGTCACCAGGCTAATCCAGTTGACTCCCCTCTCTTCTGCTAGGGCCTGGCATTGGTCCATCTGGGCCTGATGTTGCGTTGAAAGCGCCATTGTGGGATCTCCTTTTTCGTAATCGCGTAACAAAACCAAGAGCTTCAATTCGACAAAATCGGACGGAGTCAAGCCGGCGCGCCCGTCCGTAACGAGCTCCTCATCGGCCGACCAGCCGCGCCCCATCATCTTCAGCATCGGCCCCGAAGAATGGGCCGAAGGGGCTGCCTTATAGGCCTATAGGTTAAGGGCATATATTCTTGCGCCGCTGTCTGGTGATAGGGGTAGTTATTCATCCCGCAGCCGCAATCAGCATTCTCCCCGACTCCACCAGGCAAGCATTCGCAATACCCACAACAGCAAGTACCGCCAGGCGAAGGGCGACAAGAGGCTGCTGGGAGCGAGGATTGTGGCAAAGCCAGCGTGCATTGCGGCAAGCGGGCGTCGGTCACCCACAGGCTCGCGACGAGAAGGTATGCGGAAAACATCGGAATATCCTCACTTGAGCCCGACAATACTCTGGAGCCTCATGGCACACAGCAAGGCCCGGTGTTTGAAGAGAAATCTCTGCACAAAAAAGTCTTTCTGGTCCGCATCTCTCCGCACCCACACTTCCCAGCAAAGCGCCCAAAACGAACGCTTGTAGATCGAGAAAGAAAACGGTATGCCTGTTTTACCATCCATTTGCGTTAGAACCTTTTAAGCTGCGGCCGCCGTCATGACGCGCGGCGCTACCGCGCTATCCGGGACCGCTTTACTCTCCACCAAGTTGCCCATGCCGTTCGCCGACCACGAGTCGCCCCAGCTATTCCAAATCGTGATTGTGAAGGGCGAGCGCTTGACCAGGCGCACGGCGCAGACGCAATGAGACCACCAGTCGTAATCGACGACTACGGGCACGTTGAGCAGAAGAAGCGTGGCAAGCTGCGCCCTGGCAGTCGTCTTGTCGCTGCTCAGGTCCCACCAGCTCTCGCACTTGTTTAAGGCTGCGTTGCCGCGCATGGCGGGCGTATCATTACTGCGCGACATGCTTTGGAGCGGCCAAAACGCAGACGAAGCAATGCCGTTCTTGGCGATAAAGGACAGCGCTTCGCCGCCGAATCCTCCCTGATCCTGGTAGTTTTTGATGAGACATGCCACCATGTAGGCCGAGAAGGGGACGTAGGGCTGGTTATTGATCGCGCGCACGAGCGTGACTGCGCTCGTCGGGCCGTGCGCCCAGCAGTACCCCTTGCCGTTCTGATCGTAGCTCGGGATCGGGGAGCCATAGCTGCCCTTGTCGCGGATATGGGTCAGGCTCGATTGCTTGGCTTCCTGCTCGGCGATGCGGTCATCCCATTCGCTTTCGGGGATCAAGGGGATTGTCAGGGGGGCGGCAACGGCGAAGCAGCCTTGCGGATGCGTCTCGAAATTGCGCGGGCACAGGCCTTTGGCGCGCTTCTGGCCGTCGGGGCCTATGTGGTCCACGTACTGCGTATAGTTCGAATCGTCGATCGTGATGAGGTTCGGCATCTACTTCTCTCCGGAGAGTCGCTTGGGCGGCAGCTCGATGCTGTTGTCGTACCAACCGACTTCATTGGCTTTAAGCGTTCCGCCTCCAGCCATGTCCACGTGGTCTCCACAAAAGTCCGCGAAGGAGAAACCATCGAAAGGGTCATCTCCGACCGGAACAACGCCGCCCCAGTTCCAGGTGTTGGGCGGCAACGGTCCTTTTTTCCAAGCCATTAAGCACCCCCAAATTTCTGTAGCAACAACAGCGTCGAGGCGGCGTCCGCCGGAAGCGGCCCCTCGTAGCCCGTCTTGCCGTTACTGATAATCACCCAGGGCAAGGCCTGCCGCGGCCGCTTCATGGCCGCTTGCCAGACGGGCGTCTCGGCGTCCGTGATCACGCTTTGATCCCAGATCCGCCATTCCTTCGTTTTGCCGTCCGGACCCGGAACGCAATGGCCATTGAGGTAGGCGCGGACGTTACCATCCATGAGGGCGCCGAGCTGGGCGCGCGGCATCGTCCCCAGGGCGGCCGTGTCATAGACGGCCAGGACGCGGAGGCCCGCGGCCGGGATCGGGGCCGGCGGGGCAGGCGGGTCCGGTCCGGGGCCCGGTCCTGGCCCCGGGCCCGGAGGCACAGGCGGTCCCACGGTAACGAGACAGACTTGCGGATCGGAAGGGCCGGAAGCGTCGGAGGTGTAAGCCAGGAGTCGGAATGAGCCGGCGGCCTTGCCGATCACGACGGCGGACTTCGTGTCCTTGAGTAGATCGGTCGGGAAGAGTTTTAGGGCCGCGTCGATGGAATACCATTTGACGATTGGCGCCGTGGTTACCGCTCTTACCGTGATGAAATCGCCGACGTCGCCCGAGACGGATTGCGGCAATGTCAGATCGGCGGCGAAGAGAGCGGAGCAAGCCAAAAACAAGGCGGTCGCGAGAATGAGCCGTTTCATTTGACCTCTACGTCAACGACGATGTGGAAGAAGCCGTCGGCTCCTTCTTGTTGCGTAATCGTGCCCGAACGGAATTCCGCCGCTTGGGATATGGCCATCAAGATGGCGAGGACCTCGCTACGCTTATCCTCGGTGACGCCCAGCGCTTGCCCCAGCTCGTGATGGGTGGGCGCCAGGGCCGTGTCGGCCGCCGGAGCAATCCCCAGCCGGTCGCACTGGCCCGCGATCTTGCCGCAGTCGCGGCGCAGGAGCGCCAGCATGTGCTGACAATGGGCGGATTCCGGTTGGGCCTTTTGCTGCATGAGCCAGTTGACGAGCTGGAAGAGGAGGGGCAGGAGTCCCAGGATTACGAGCCACATGATTTAGTCCTCGATTCGGCAATTCCCGTGGCGAACATGGACGCGAAAGGAACGAAGGCACAGGCGAGCGTTCGGAGGATCAGGAGCAAAACGAATCGGCGTTTCAATGGACGCCCTTGGAAAGGATCATGACGATAAAGGCCAGGACGGCGTTCGCAATCGCGAAGCCCATCCCGAAGAAGAGACCAAAGAGAAAATCGCTGATTGCCTTAGCCATTTAATTTGCCCCTCCCTATTTTTTGCGCATCGATTAGGTCGACCATGGCCTGTTTCTTTGCGTGCTCGTCCAAGTCTATCTGCGCCCGCTTGGCGGCGTCAAAGTCCTTGGGGTCGCCCGTGTGCTCGGCTACTTTTTTGGTCAGGTTCCTGATGGTCTCAAGCGCCAAGGCCCACTTGCTATTGAGCAAGCGGTGGTTCTTTTCGCCCGTCTCTTTCAGGTCGGCCATTTTCGCGTCGTTGGCTACAGTCGTTACCTCAAGGGTGCTCTTTACCTCCGCGACCTTGGCCGCCGCCGCGTTGGCGTAATGACGCTGGAGGTAGGCCATGATCGACATGATGACGGTGGTTGCCATGGACCAGAAGGCCGGGTTTTCGTAGAACTTTTCCGCTAGCAACACGGGGCCACTCCCATTTCCGCGCGCATGCTCGCCATGCCCTGATCGCGCAGTTGCCGGACACGCTCGCGGGTCAGGTGCATCTCCTGGCCGATCTGGGCCAGGGTCTGATCGTGCATGTAGTACTGGGACACGACGTGCTGCTCGCGCTCGGGCAGGTGCCGGAGCGCTTTGCCTGCGGGCGTCCATTCGTCGGAGAGATCCATGGCGGGCTGTTCGGGCTCGCGCTGGATATAACGCGGCGAATCCTCGACCAAGTGCTCCACGTGGACGCGGCGACCCTCGAGGGCGGGCGCTTGCGGCACGCGGATACAGGCGCGACGGGTAACGGCCTCCGACATGACCATGCGGCGAATCACCAGGACAGCCAGGGTGGAAAACTTGGCCTTAGCGGGATCGAAATACTGAGCGGCCCGAATCAATCCCATATAAGCAACCGAGACCGCCTCATCAAAGTCGCCGGCGAATCCAGCCCGCACGCGCCACGAATGCCAAATTTGCTTGACCGCGAAATGGGCCAGGCCGCGATTCTGCTGGACCAAATAACGGAGGCGCACGCTGAGCTGGTCGTCGATCATGGGCCACGCTGCCTTTTGGGAGAAAATGCGGAAAATGCGGGGGCGTGGCGTGCGGGCCGTCCCCATTCGGCGATACACGCTCGTTTCCCCGTTATACGCGCACGCCGAAAGATGGTGGACGGAGTGGCCAAAAAGGCACGCGAGATTTGCAGTCGACGCTCCCATTGCCGCATGGGTGCAGCGCAAGTATAGCGCGGCGGAGGGGGCCATGCGGCTAGCCTCCCTCACGCCGGCCGGCCGCAACAGGGCGGCCTTCTTGATTTTCCCACGAAAGAGCGGTCTTTCAGCGGTTATTTTCCACCGCAGCCGCCGCATTTTGGACCCACGTAGCCGCCCGTGTAGTTCCACAAGCCAATGGGGCAGCGCTGGGTGGCACAGTCGAGCTTGCCCAAGGGGATGGGCGGGATCAGGTGTATTTCGAGGTAGCAGCCGCACGCTGTGCAGCTATCGGTTTTCGGGTCGCGCTTCGGACAAGCGTTGCAATGGATGCGGCGCAGGGACTTTTCTTCCTTCGTGGGCCCGTGGTTACCTTTGGCGCGCCAGGCGATTTCGTGGGCGATGGCCTGAATGAAGGTCGTCACCGGTTTCTGTTCCGGCGCCGTGTCCCAATACTTCCGGTAGGTGGGATCGTTGTGGTAGAGCCAGCAAAGGCGACAGCCAGGCTTTTCGCAGGTGCAATCTCTCATAGGGTCACAATCGCACTGGCGAACAGGAAGACGCTCCCCACGTTGACGCACACGGGGCAGTTTCCCGTACCTGGGTCCCAATTGATCGGGATCTGAGGGAATTTAACGATAAAGGGAATGCAAACGCGCGAGGGGCAATCCTCGTTGAATATCTGGGGAGAATTAAAATAGGCGCAGCTCGGGATGCCGGTCGTGTCCAGGAGGACATAGGCAGGGCAGCCGCTGATAAAGGGGTCCAATTCCTGCAAACTGATAATGTCCGTGATGGAAGTCCCCGGATAAGTAAAGAGAGCCGAACTCCAGCTGCGCGGCGAGCCGCCCTGATCGATCAGCGGCAGCGAGAAATTGAACGCAGCGCATTGGCTGCTCTGGAAAGTGACGTGCAGGTTGGTCGGAAACGGTAAGAACGGATCGCACAAGGTGTCGCCGCATAGTCCATAAGGCGGCGAGCCGGTCATACGATTCTGCGGCTTGAGCGTGATCGTCGCCGGCGCCGTGCAGCCCGTGGAGTTGCCGAGAAGCGTCATCGTATTATTGCCGTTACAGACCCACGAGGCGTCGGCCAGGATGTACTCGATCACGGTCGCGTAGTTATCGACCGAGAGAAGGAATTCCCAGCGGCCCAAGAGGTCGTTGTGCGAGAGGTCGGCCTGGGCGGTCGTGGAATTGCAGCGCCACTGGCAAGCGGAGCCGTTGGCTGTCGGCGGAAAGAAAACCGGGTTGACGATGATGAGGCCATTGCCGATCGTGTTGGGCACGAGCGGGAAAGCGGCGCAGCGGCCCGCCCAGGCAAAGGTCGTGGCATCGTAAGACCAGCAGGGCGGCACCGCCAGCAGGAAGCACGGGCAGCACTGAAAGCGTCCCGTGGCGCCTGAAGTGCTGGCCGGCAGCTCGCAATCGGCGCAGAGCGGAGGGCCGCACGGGCAGCACTCGGGGCCTACGGGGATGGGAGGAAACGGCATTAGAAGACGGCGACCTCGGCCCACTCGAACGTGAAATAGAAACGAATGCCGCCCGTCACGGGGCCGGCGGTGAACTCTTGTAGCTCGATGCTTTCGCCCGCGCCAGGACTCAGCACGATCGGATGCTGGCCCAACGCATCCCACTTGTAGAGATCGAAGGACTTGTCCGTAGAAAGGACATCAAAAGTTGCCGAGCCCGCGACGGTAAGATTGAAAGTTGCCGACAAGGGGCTGATGGCGAAGGGATTAGCGTCCACAACGCGGCCCGTAGGAGCAGTTAAGGCGCCGGTTGTCGCGACCCGGAAATCAGAAACTAGCGATGAGCCCATTAGAGCCCGGTTCTTTTGGTTTGCTCCGCCCATGGTTACAGCATTGCCGGCCGAGCCGGCAGCGGTTGCACCTCGGGAGACGTAGGCCGCGACATCGACGGGCGTGCTCGTCGTAATCGTGGCCGCGATGTAGGAAGCGACTTGAAGGCGTTGTAACACAAAGTAGTTATTTGGGTCTGTCCAGCGCAGGTAACTCAAGACGCCGGCCGCGGCGATGCTTACTGTAGTGCCGGTCGCAACGCAGGCCCGGTAATGGCCGAGAACTTTACCGTTCGGCCCACCCAAGGTGTATTCCAAGGGCCTGATGGAAGCGCGGATGGCTTGAAAAACCGGATCGATGGCCAAAGGCGTCCCGGCAGGTTGTGGGCCGCCGGATGATTGAATTGTGCTTGGCATAGGCATGGGTTATTCCCCTTCGTCTAAATCGAGGTCAACGAGGTCGATATCGGTCATGGCCGCGCGCAGGACGCGCAGCTCCAAACGAATTTGTTGGAGGAGGTAAACAATCTCCCGATCGGAAACGGATCGGACCACGGAGGCGTAGGCGTTGCTTTCGGGATCGGTGTTCCGGACATTGGCCAGCGCGGCCGGGTCGGTCGCATCGGCCGTAACCACGCCCTGGCGCAGCACTGTTCCCGCTGTCGTGACAACGAGGTACATGTCCACGGCGGGGCCATTGGCGTAATTCGGATTCAGTTGAACCTTAGACGACACTGACAAGATCGCCTCCCGCCCACGTGAACGTGTGATACTGGCCGTCGCCTAAGCAGATCGACTCCACGCCGGTGAAGCCGGACATCACGGAGTAAATAGCGTTTCCGTCCGAATGATTCACGGCGAAAGTCCCGTTGTAGTACTGGGCATTGATGGCGTTGGCGTTCTGGTCAAAGACCCAGGCGGAGGCGCCGTCGACGCGCGAAGGCGCGCCTCCGGTGTCGGTCCACGTCTGGACGTTGGCCGCGACCAGGCCGCTACCAGCCGTCGGCACGCGCAGGACCACCGAGGACGCAGGCCCGCTACTGCCGCCCACCGCGCCGCAAATAAGGAAGCGAGGCCGGACGGGCGTATTGCCGTCGCCGTCCATGCGCGCGACGTACTTCTGAGCCGTGAGCGTTTCGGCGTTCGGGCCGACGATCCAGCAATCGTCGTAGGTGTTGAGGTCGGTGATGCCAGGCGGCGTCGTGTGCGGATCGATCTTCTGGACGCGGCCCGGATATTCGCTGTTGACCTGCGTCGTGCTCGTGACGCGCACAATTTCCACAGCCGCCGTATTCGAGTAATCGCGGCTGAAAGGGCGCGGACCAGGGATTCCGCGCGCTTGCTCAATCTCCCGTACCGCGTCGGCGATCCGCGCAGTTGTGGAGGCGTCAAAACCATAGACCTCGTTGTCAGGCACAAATCCGGACTCCTACTGCGGATCTTCGCGCATATGGAGGTTGCAAAAAACACCTTTGCCCAACGTGCCGCCGCTGGCGGTCGCGGTGATCTTGGCTTCGATCACATCGCCTGCTACCCAGCTCGTGAAGGAAAACCCGGCCGCCGCCACGAGGGCGTAAGCGGCTATGGAGTTGGTGAGCGAAATTGTCGCGGTCAAGCAGGTGACACCATTGCGCCAGAGATCGACTGTGATCGTGGCCGTGGTCAGGCAGGCGACGACAGCCCCCGCTTTGAAATCGAGGGGCGTGGCTGTGGTGCCGCGGACAACGTGTATGACGAATTGATCCGAGGCGGCCGTTACCAGGCTCGATTGGGCGTAGTGTTCCTCGTACTGATGCTGTAATTTCGTGGCCTGGATCGCGGGCGTGGCGATGGCGACCCCGGCATCCGTGACCGTGCCGGCGGGCAGGATCAAAGTCTTCGAACTGAATTGCCCCAGGACTACGAGGTCGTTTTGAATCGTGTCGGCGGCCATAAATCCTCACGGTAAGTTGAAAGCGGCGAAGGGGAGTTCGGGGTAAATCTGGAAGGCCAGGTATTGGGCCATGCCGCCCGGAGCCAGGACGTGGCCATGCCCGTCGAGGGGTACGGGGCCGGCAATTGGCCGATTATTTTTGTCGTACACCGGACGCAAGCGGGAATTGGCGGGCGTGGCCGTTGGATCGAGCTCGGCGGTGCCTTCGTCGAGGACGTATTTCCTCCAGCCCTGCGGGCTATACATCGTGATCGGTTGCACCTGAAAGACGTAGGTCACCGATGCGTACAAGAGTTCCTGCTCGAACTGCTCGTTCGCGGTAATCGACATTACCTTGACCGTCAGCGGGGCGCACCCGAACCAGGAATCAGAATTGACGGCGTCCTTGTACTGCTGGATTATGCCGAGGTTTGGCGTAGCCTCGTTGCGCGTAAAGGTGAGCTGCGGCCTGCTGTCGTCGGCCATGATGCCGGTGATTTTCTGGCCGGCGGAGTTGACGACGGCAAAGCCAAAGAGGACGTCGACGTCGACGGCGCGTTGGGTATGCACCGTCGCGTAGCTAATGACGGTTGGTCGGCTGAGCGGGCTGTTATCCTGCTTGTTGTCGGCATTTCTGGGCTTCTCTAGCTCGGTCCGATGCCGCGCGAAGCGGCCAAGGCGACGGGTCGTGTATGTAAATTCGACAATCCAGGTGAGGGGGTCGTCTTGATCTTGCTTAGCGTCGGCACTGACGCAGCGCGCGAGGAGATCGGCGGCGCCATTGAGTTCGTGGTAAAACGACCAGCGTTTGGGCAGTCCGGGCGTAGAGATGACGGTCTCGGGACCATCGAACGTCGAATTCGTCAGGACGCGAAAGACGCGCTTGTACTGACGGACGAATTCGTCATTAGCCGAACCAGTTCGGCCATTCCAGATTTCAGCGAACACAATCGAAGCCAAGGAAACTCGGGGCGGGGAAGGGAAGGGTCCTAGAAAGCAGCGGAAAGTACCTCTTGATTCTTGTTGAGCCACTCCTGCAACTTGCGGCCGTTCTCTTCGTTGATCTGGTTGGCGACCATGAGGAGGCTCTTGAGATCGTCGGTCCAGGCGAAGGCGTTGCGGGCGTCGGCCTGAGCAAGGGTCTGCTGCGCCGCTGCGGAGCCGGCTTCCTGGCCGGAAACAATTCCGGGCGTGCCGCCCAGGCCCAAGGTGTCCCGGAACTTGTCGGCCAGGCGCTTCGTCGCCGTGAGCTGATCCATCGGTCCAATAAACCCCTGCCGTCCGAGCTCATCGACCTTGGCTATTTCGTGGCGGAACTTCGATAGTTCGGACATATTCTCGTCCAGGATCTTGCTCGTGCGCCCCTCCATGGTTTCTAAGGCTTTCTTGTGCCGCTCCATAGCCTTTACCTCTTCGTCGAAGGCTGCGGCTCCGAGCTTGAATTCTTCATAGAGCTTCCGCTCGGAGGCGCCGAGCGCGTCGTTTTCGAGTTTCAGCGCCTTTTTCATGTTCGCGCCCATGCCCATCGTGTCGAGCTCGAATTGCATTTCCTTCTGGGCTTTGTCGAGGGATTCGACAAAATTCTGCATCGCGATCTGGTTCTCGTCGCGCTGCCCCATTTTGGCCAGCGCCGCATTCTGCCGCTCGACGTTTTGAATCGCTCGCGCTACCTGCTCGTCGGCGTTGCCAAAGGGGAGGAGTAGACTGGCGAAGGCGCCCGGCTGCTGAATCATCGCGTTCAAGACGTTTGAAAACTTTTCGAGCGCGGGAGCGGCCTGGATTGAGACTTGCTGCCATAAGGCTTTGATGGCGTTGCCGAGGCCAGCGGTTGCGCGCTCGGCGTCGATCGCGCGTTGCGCAACCTCCCGATCCAGGATCATCCCGTAATCCTGCGCCCGCTTGCCCGCTTGGTCAAAGGCGGCCGATCCTCTTTGCAAGATGCCGACCAGCTCCGCGCCGCCCTTGCCCAGCAGCTCATGGGCCACAAAGGCACGCTGCGCCGAGTCAGGAATGCGAGCAATCGCGTCGGAGAGAGTTCGGTAAGCGTCGGCGGTATTCTTGCCGGCAAAGCTCTGCGCGCTGAGCCCGACAGCCGCCAACTTTTTGGCAGCCTCTTCGCTGCCAGCGCGGGCGCCGCCGATTGTCGCATTGAGTCTCCCAAGGGCGTGGTTCATCTGCTCGCTGGCGCCGCCTGCCAGAAGCTGAAAGGCAGCCATGTCGCGCATGCTGATCCCGAGTTTGTCCGCGCCTTTTGCGGTCTCGGCTATTTGGCTAAGTCCCTCGGTAAGGCCCGCGCCGAGCCCACCGATACCAACGATGCCACCAATGATCGCCGCCGGCTTCGAAACGAAGGACGAGGCCTTGCCGACAAAGGATTGTAGCTCCTGCATAGCCTTGTTCAGCCCCGCCGTGAACTCCGTGGGATTCACGCTGAGCATCAAAGCCAAATTGCCTATATTCGCCATGTTTTATGCACGTTCTTATGCATGAGCTTCAGTGCTACGCCAAATGTAGCGGGGCCTTACGTCTCGTCAAACGACACGATTTTGGCCTGCCCGGTGTACACGCATGCACCTTCTCTGTCCTTGATGGGCATGAGTGCCTTGACTGCGTCCATGGCGCGATCCACGGTGGGCGATTTTGCCTCAAGCCCTTCCGTAACCTCGAACGCTGCCTTATCGATCAGCTTGGCGAGGTCTACGGAGTCGAGTCCAGCTCGTTCCAGGGCTAGACTGAGCACCGCAATCTTCGGCACGGGCAGCCGCGCAGAGGTTTGCACGCCCTTGCGCAGCCAGCAGTCGATCTCAACAACGGCGCGCCCCCGGATGCGGTGCTGACCCGAAGGCAGACCATCGATTGCCTTCAGTTTGTCCAGGCCGCAGCGGAGGGCGTGCAGGAGGCCTATGGGTAGCTGTTTGATTTTGCTGCCGAACATTTTTATTCCCTGTAGCTTGATCCGCAGTTACCGAGTTCGACGTCGCCCTCAATCACCATGTGTGTGCCGACAAAGCTGATCCGGCAACCACGGATGACCATATGGCCCTCGTCGAGGCAATTCAGAATTCTCTCCACGACGCTCACGATCGGCTCGTCCTCGGACTCAGGAGGAGTGCCGTCAATCACATTTCTGACAAGCTCGACCATCACTTAGCTCCTGGGTTCATGATCCGCACTCCGTTAGGTCCCATTGGCGCCTGCCTGCCGCCCAACATCGCCGCCATTTGCATGGCGGCCAGTTTCATTTCCTCGAGCGGTTGCACCGTGATCCCGCCGGGGTTGTCGCTCAAGGTCGGGAAAAAGTCTTCCGGCTTCACCGATCGGGCATTCTCGCTGCGATGCGGGTTTCCGTTGACCAGGACTGCCGCGATTGTTCCCGCCCGCAGGTCAGCCCTCCGTTCGCCCCAGGGCTCTAGCTGGTAGTACTCCATCCACTCCTGGAGCTGGCGGCTCGTCAAGGACCCGAGTAACGCGTCCACATCGGCCCATCCGAGCTCGAGCGCTAAGCGGCAGGCGAAGCGTCGGACGGAGCCGGGACGGAGTTTTTTCGGATCTTCTCCGCTTCATCGGCGGTCATGCCCGAGAGCCGCCGGATGACTTCATAGGCGCGATCGAGGGGCGCGGAGTGGAGCTGGCCCACCGCGCCCGCGTCCGAGTCCTGGAAAAGGCGGTCGCCTTTTTCGTCCACGGCGCCCAGCACGAAGAGACGCGCGCGGCTGTTGTCCATCGTGACCTTGGACTCCTTGCCTTTGGTCAGGTCGTAGTTGCCCATCTCCCACTGGTCGCGCTCGCGGCCGGTGAGGGCGCGCACCAGAACGTAGGAGTCAGGCGCCCATTCCGGCGTGGGCACCTGCTCCGTGGCCAAGGGAGGAGCTTTGAGGATGGTTGCTCGATCAAGCGCTGGCATCAGTTCCCCAGATAGAAAACAAGCACGGTCACCGAGGTGATGGCCGAATAAGTCACATTCATGAACCCGTTCACGTCGTTGTAAGTGCCCGGCGGAAACGGACCTAAAATAAATACCCCCGCGGCCCCCACGGCGATAACGCGCGGCGTGGGCGCGATCCCATCGATTACGGCGGTAGCGGGCAGGACCTCGGTCAAGTTGATCGAGCCGCCCGAGCCGTTCTTGATGTAAAGCATTTCCCGGCCGGTATTGAGCCAAGAGTCTCCCGCCACATTGGCGGCCTGAGGCGCGGTGGCGAGGTTGATACCAGTGGCGCGATTCGTGACCACCGGGGTAAGCGTCGGATTAGCCATTGCTGGCTCCTAGTTGGCTTGGGTGAAGGTGACGGGACCGGTGGCGTGGATCGTGCAGTCGGCCATGACGAGGTCGTCCAGCGGCATGGGCGTCCCGAACGTGTTGATGTAGCCCTGGCAGATAAACTGCGAGGGCGTAGTATTGGTCTGGTCGCTGAAGAGGGTTTTCCAGTAGCGCGTGGCGGACGTGAGCGAGCTGGCGCCGATCCCGACCTGGCTAAAGTCAGTCGTGAAAATCGTGTTGAAGTCGGATTTGAAAAAGAGGATCTTGAACGAGCACTCGCCCGGGTCGCGCAGGCCGGCGCGGAATTCGTGCCAGCCTAGCGGCGAGAGCAAATTGGTCATCTGGATATCTTTGACCTTGCTCTTGGGGGCGGTTATCTCCAGCACCTTGCCGACCGTGTTGTAGGTCGTGCCGTCCGTGGACCGCTGAAAGTCTGACCCGTAACCGATAATGGCGCCCGCGCTACTGACTGCTGGCATGTTCCGGCCCCCTTAATTTTCGTTGGCCCAGACGGTGAACTCTTGTCCGCAGGCCTGGACGCCTGGATTTTCGGAATGGGCGGGCGGGATATATTCGTCTGGACTATCCGCCGCAAACATTCCTTGGATGAAGTAACCTGCCGGTGGGGATGCCGGAGCGCCCGCCTGGCCACGGTAGCCGTCGAGCAGAGTGAAGGCTTGCTGGACCAAGTAGCGCGCGTCCTGGTAGGACGAGACCACATAGAAGTCTATCCCGATGCGGATCTGACCGAGGCCCGCGCGGCCCAGCATATGGTGCGGATGGTCGCCACCCGTGCGGCGGACGATGCCGTAGGGATAGCCTGTGCCTTCGGGGGCGGCCTGGGGAAAGATGCGCGGGCCTCCGAGCGCGGTCATGAGGGCGCTTTGGGCGGCAAGGCGGTCGGCGGCGCCGAGGGGAGTGTTGCCCAGGAGTAGGGAGACGATGCCTTTTTCGATCACCCTGGCCCCCACGCTATCGAATGCAGCCAGCCTTTCGCGCCTCTCTTGAAGCTGTATTGGGAGATTTCCGGCTCGGCTTCCCGAAGCCATATCGCTCCGCAACATCCGCACGACTCGATCGAGATGCTGTGCTTCTTGGTAAGCTCAGTGAGATCTCGCAAAAAGGCGTCTTGGCGTTCTTCAAGCCGACGTTCTTCAGGAGTAATCACGCGTCCGGTCATCGCACCGCTTCCTCGATTACGTCTTTGATTGCCTGGCCAGCTCTGGCCTGGGCGTTGGCCAAGGCGTCGGTCATGAAGGTCTGCTTTCGGCCCGGGCCCGCCAAGTGGGCATATTGAGTCGGATTTTGGGACAGCGCCTGTTTCCCGAGATTCTTCTTGGCCGCGACTCGCTCGGCGCGGCGGCCGATGGCGGTACGTTCCCGCTGGCCGGTCTTTTTGTTTCGCTTGAAACCGCTGCGCGGTCCCATGATCGCAACCACGACGCCCGAGCGGTAAACCTTGATCTTTTCGCCCATCGAGGCTTTCAAGAGGCCAGGCACCAGCCGCGGGTCGGTCGAGACGGGAGCCAGGGCGCGAGCTTCTTTCCTGAGCTCGACCGCCCCGGCTTTCAGCGCCTCGCGAAGGGTTTTCTTACGCACTTTGGCGTCCAGCGCGGTCAAACGCCTCAAGGAGTCTCGTAGGCCTTCGATTTTGACTTGGACGGCAAATGCCACTTGCTACCTCCTCGACAAGCTTAGCGCGGAAGCCGCAGGCGCGGAGAGCATGCTTCAGCAAGCGGCGGAGCCGGATGGGGATGGGAGGGGAGCCAGGGAGCGGGCGGAAGGTGATGCGGTAGTCCACGTTAGCAATGCAGTTCCTTTAATTCCGTCCATAGATTTGCTAAGCGCTTCCGCGCTCGACCCAGGAGGAGACGGGTTTCGCGGCGGCGCCTTCTTGCCCTAAGGACGCACTCATCAGAACAATAGAGACCCTCGCTTCTGTAAGGATGCAACGAAGCTGTCTGGTGGCATCCGTCACAAGTTCCGCTAACAACGCGGTGGCCAAGGCACGCCAGCCGGAAAGAGCCGAGCGAATCGAAAAGCCAGTCGTCCGGTGTGGACCTCAGAACACTTCCTCCTTGCACAGGCACTCCTGGAATCTCTTTTTCTGGCCTGGAAGGAGGTATTCAATATTGAGCCGGCGACCCTCGGTCGCCAGCAAAAATCGCATTTGAGGGGAGAGTTTCGGGATGCCTTTCCAGTAACGGATGACGACCTTCGAGGTTATGTCCGGGCGAATCTGGAGAGCCAGGAACAGCTCGCGGCCCGTGAGCGAGCGGACCTCGCCCCAGACGACGGCGAAGGTCGTCCAGCCGTCGCCCGATTGCCCCAGGGGCAAAACCTGTTCATTGAAATCATTCGTGATCGTTTGCGGATTGGCAATGGGCGGAGTCCAGCCGGGGGGCGCCTGGATTTGCAGGCGCTTCCACATGTTGCCGATCGAGCTGGCGGCATGTTCGGGCTTGGGCATCAGTTATACTCCGCGTCGAACTCCGCTCGAATAAGATTGTGTACCGTCTCCGGAATCTTCACATCCTCGTCGCCGCGATGCTCGTAAAGATGGAGCGTGAGCATCTTGACCGCCGTCCGCAGCGTTTCGGGAACATCGGTTCCCAGCGGGCCATAGCCGGCGACGTAGGTCACGATGACACTGGCAAGCTGCTGCTGGACAATGGGCCAGATTTGCCCGAAGGCGGGCGCGATGCGGCCGCGCGGGGTCGAAGTGTCCACGTTGTAGACGGACGTCGGAACCGTTATGAGCGTGCCCGTCGTGTCGAAATAGGTGATCGAGACGACGCTCACAAGGGGCGGGCGCGTCACCCGGATCGCGGCGCGGTCGGGATACCACTGGCCGGATAGCTGCGTCACGGGCAAGCGCTGCTGCCAGATAGCGTCGGAGTTGTATTGCCACACGGCGCTCGAGCTGTAGCGCGGGAAGCGGTCGGCGGTGCCTTCCCAGGTCGTTTCGACCATGGTGAGGTCGTAGGTGTTTTCGATCCAGAGCCGCGCGGTCTTCAAGAGCGCGCGCACGAGGGGCTCGTCGGTCGGGTCGTCTTGGCGGAGGAAGGTCATGGCCTCGGCGACGTCGACCGGCTCTTGGGCTGCGTCAACTAGACGGATTAGACCTCGGGACAAGGGGGCTCACTGGTGGGGATGGCTAATGTGGTCGGGCTCAATCGGGACGGATGCGAATGTCGGACGAATAGGGATTATGGATTCCCCCGACCCAAGAACGAGCACTTTGTGGTTGGGGAAAAAGTGTCGCTCAAGCTGTTCTTTAACGTTATGGCGCTGGTACCCGGTGAGGTCGCTATCGATCTTGCAAATGACAAGATCGCCTTCTTTTAGGCCGAGCGCCTCGATGCGGCCGGAGACTTCCAGTTTCACTTCCATTTTTAAGTCACCGATAAAGAACCTTTTTGCGTCAATGTGTCGCCCGCGGCCGTCACGGCGTTACAGGTCAGGGTATAGACCTTGCCTTTGTTTCCGCCCGCAATCCGGCACTGAATCTGCGCGTTGTTCTTGGGGTTGAGAGCAATCGCGCTGATGACCGGCTCGGGGGCGTCGCAAGTAACCGTCGCCGTTGAAAGCGTGCCGCCGGCCAGGAGCTCGGCCCACTGCGAATAATCGAAGTAGTAGAGCCGGGAGCCGGTTGCCACTTTCTCCAAGGTCGCGGGCGTTGCCACAGTTACCCCTTCCAAGTATTACCGGGATCGGCGGCAGAGAAGCGGTTGCCAGGCTCCAAACCGAGAAAGCGGTTGCCCGGATCCGCCGAGGACCAGGTATTGCCCGGCTCGGGCGCTAGCCAGCGGTCGCCGGGGTCGGGCGAGGCCCAGCCGATCACTGCGGAGAAAACAATCTGGCCGGGAGCTGTGGGCAAGCCGCCCCATGGCAAAGCTCCCCAGGGTGCGGCGCCCCACATTAGATCACCGGGGTAGAAACCGCTTGACGCAATTGGTTCAAGTTCGCCGCCGGGAACGTGCTGTTCAATAACTGGAGCTGCGTCACCACGTTGCCGACGATCGTCGGCGTCAAGAACGTGTTCGAGCCGCCATCCAAGTCGGCTTGCGCAATAGGATTGCTACCCACAGAGTTGAAGCCGTTGGCAAAATACTCGGCGTCGAATTCGGTCGCCTGGTTGCAGAGTTTGATTAGCGCCGCCGCAAGCACCGATGCTTGCGAGGCACAGTTCGATTTTACTGCCGCGAGATTTTGAGCCATGAAGGCTCTCCTTATGTTTTGCACCATCCGAGATTTATCAAAGCCGTTCGGATATTGTTCGCGAGCGTCTGCGTAGATGCGGCATCCGTGGCAGCGGCGCCGATACTTTGCTGTGCAACCGCAGAAACGCCAAAGGCTCCAACGAGAGCTTGCGATCCATCCGTCTCGATCTTCAATCCTTCACGTGCCGGATAACTATTCGCTGCGTCTGCAGCAGCGAACCGCAATCGACCTTTTCTCGATGCGTCTGTTGCAGTCGCCCATTCTCCTGTGATCAAAGCTGCTGTGCGCTCAGTGTTCGTACTGCTGTCGAGATGGAAGGCGAAAATAGATCCATAGCCCGCTTGGCCTGGATTTGTGCCAGCTAGTTGGAGTGTATAGGTGAAAACCGGGTCTGAACCATCGCCAAGGGTTTTCTGATAAAACCCAGACGCCCCAGCGACCTGAAACAGTGTTGCGCTATTTATGTCGCGAAAAACTATAGTGGCGTTGTTAGCAACCGTGTCTACTGCATAAATCACTAAAGCGTTAATCGCGTCCGCTTTAATTACCGGCCTGATTGCGCCAGAACTGTCCTTCCATTGCAAAGGTGTATTGTTTGTGAGAGTTTGCCCAACCGTGAACGTGTTCGGCGCGTCCGTAAACGCCACGTTTGTGTCAGCAGACGACAGCAGATTCACCACCGAGCCGACGTAACCACGAAACTGGCCGAGGTCCATGCGATACCACCGCTGGCCCGTAACAAGCACCGTGGGATCAGCCGTGACGTTAGGATCGACTTCCACTTCGCCAATGGGCGCGATGTAGATGCTTTGAATGCCCGCTGTGAAGTTAACCAAGGTGCCGACGCCTGAGGAGCCGCCCAGTACATTGCCCGCCGTGCGCTGGAGCACGGGATTGCCGCTGATGGTCGTCTTGGTGCCGTATCCCTCTTCGCGCTTATTGTCGGGCGGCAAATCCTGAATCACATAATGGAGCGTACTACCATCGGCAATGGTGGACCAGGAGACGGAGCCGGCAACGTCTGCAAGGGCAGCGTTCGCGGTACCAATGGCCGCCCCGGTTCCCTGCACCAAGGTAGGACGGACGTAGGCCATAGAGGGTTACCAAAAGGCGTCGACCAAGGTTGCGGTAGTCCCGGCGGCCAGGACGCGGTTGACGAGGATGTTCACAAATGTTCCGGCGGGCACAGCCTTAAAAGTCACCGTCTGCCCGCCCGCCATGACGACGGCCAGGTCGCCCGTGCCGCCTACGTAGAGTGAGACGGCTTGCTGGACGAGGTCGGTGCTGTCCGAGGGTGTCAAGCCGGAGAGCGCGCTCTTGAGAGGCACGAAGCCGCGCGGCGCGAAAGGCAGAGCGACAGGCGCGGCGCCAGCGACGGGCGCTTGCGCCGAGATCGGAGCCGAGCTGATGGGTTGGCCGATCATGTCGTACTGTCCGTTACCAGGCCTAGAGCGGCCAGGGCCGTCATGAGGCTCGTTAAGGCGGCGTTGCCGCCCTTGGCTCCGCTCACTGTCTGGCGCGCCACGGGCGTGGCGCCGAACCAGCCCATGCCGCCGGCGGCGCCCGTGGAATTCATCGCTTCCACGATATATTTGGTTCCAGTCAGGAATATGCCGCGCTCGTCGTTGAGCACGCCCGTCACGGTGCCGCTTGTGGTGATATTGGTGCAGCCGATGATGCTGTAGACGACGCCGGTTAACGTGGCCCCGCCGCCCGTATAGGCGCCGATCGGCGCGGCGCCTGTCAGGTAGCTACCGATCAGGGTGACGCTGCAATTGAGTCCGGCGGTGTTGCCCGCCTGGATTCCGCCCTTAATGCGGCTGGCGTAGACGACGAGCGTGGTTTCGTTGGCAATCTGGATTAGGGCAAGGTCGCCCTGCGAACTCGGCTCCGTGTGGCAGTTGGAGACCGTGACGCCCGCTTGGCTGCCCGAACCGGTCGCGATCACAAAGCGGTTGGGCGAGCCGCAATAAAAGGAATCGACGACGTTGCCGCCATAGTTGGCGAAATTAAAGTCCGCAACTGCATTGCCGATGGAGCGGCCTCCATGGACCGCGACCCCTGTCACGCCGGCTAGGGCGCTGAGACCGGTATTGCAGTTCGTGAGGGCCAAGTTTACGAAGTGGTGATTTAAGGTCGCTGCGTTTTCCACCTGGACGCCGGTAGCGCAGGCCTGGCAGAGCAGATTTTCGTAGAGGCCATCGGAGGCGCCGGAATTGCCGGGGCTGTTGTCGCCGATCCGCAGACCGATACTCAAATTCTGGAAATTGATGTTGCGGAAGTAGCCATTTTTGCTTTGGAGGCCGGTGCCGGCGCCGGCCTGAATCCAGATCCCGGTGCCGGCGGGGGGCGTGGCGCCGCCGTAATTGAAGGTAAGGTCGCTGATCGAATACGCACGCATGCGGTTAATTTGCAGCATGGTGCCGCCGGTATTGGCGGGCCAGTTGATGACGGAGGCGCCTTGACCGGCGCCCTGGAAATAGACGCCCTTCACGAGACTGTTGTCGCCGGCAACCAGGGTTGACGAAATCACGTAGGTCCCCGGCGGAAAGAGGACGACGCCGTTGATAGCCTGGCCGCTGACGAGCTGGGCGTTGTTGATCGCGGCCTGGATTGCCGCCGTATCGTCGGTCGAGCCATCGCCCTTGGCGCCGAAAGATTTGACGTTGAAGGTGGGGAACTGAAGCACTCCCGCATTAACGGTCGGGAAAATGTCCTTGGTGCCGGCCGAGAAGCTCACGAGGGCGCCGCCGTTGGAGCTGCCGGTAACAATAGAGCGGCTGACGGTATTGCCCGCGACGTTGTAGAAACCGAGCCCGGTTTCCCACTCATTGGCCGTAGGGTTCTGGATGCGGTAAACGAAGCCATCCTGGTCGGAATACTGGGAGGAGAAAGTCTGATACCCTCCTGGCTCCGCGCCGCCCAAGACCATGGCGACGGTGCCGGTCGTGGTCGAGGATTCCTTTACCGAGTCGAATACTTTTAAGCGTCCTAAAGCCATAGGAACCTCACCAGAGGGCGACCAAGCTGCCGGCCGTGGTGCCGGTCGACTTGACGCGCGTGATATTGAGATACACGAAGGTGCCGGCTTGAAGGGCCGAGAGGGTCACGGTTTGGCCGTTGAGCATATTCAGGACAACGGCGCCCGTTGCGCCGATGTAGAGGGCCAGAGCGGGCGTGGGCAAATCCGTATTGTCGGAGGGAACGACCGCGGCGGCGTTTCGGAATCCCGAGACGCCCGAATCCTGCGCTGGCTGCCCGGGCCCGCCCGAAGCCTGGACGCGGAAGCTCCCCTGGCCGGTCGACACGTCAAAGGTGGCATCGCCCTTGTAGCTGACGGCGACTTGATGCGTGCCGACAGCCGGCGACGGGTAGGCAAAGGTCGTCTGCCCGCCTACCAAGGTTTGCGTTGCCTGGCTGCCGTTATCCAGGGTCGCCACGACTTGGCCCGTGGGCGTGCCGGTGTATCCCTGCCCGGCCGAGACCGTGACAACCACGGGCTCGTTGGCCGGGGAGGTGATGGAGGATGTAGCAAGCGTTACCTGGCTGGGCGTGAGTGGCGGCGAGGTCACGGTGAAGGACTGCAGGGTTTGGCTCGCGGCCCACGTGCCGTCGCCCTGGTAGTTCAGAGCGATCGTATGCGGGCCGACCAGGGGGCGGGCGAAGGTAAAGGTCGTCTGCCCGCCTACGAGTGTTTGCGTCACGGGGGCGCCGTTGTCCAGGGTTGCGATCACGTTTCCGGTGGGCGTGCCGCCCTGGCCGGAGTTGTCGGCGACCGTGACGGTACAGATTTCGTTGGTGGGCGAGACGATACTCCGCTGCATGGCCACGAAGATACGGCTGGAGCGCGTGCCGGTGGGCGAGGCGACGGTGAAGGTCGCGGTTCCCGAGCTGGTGGCAAAGACACTGTCGCCTTGGTAGTTGGCGGCGATCGTGTGTGTGCCGACCGAGGGACTTGGCCAGGTGAAGCTCGTCATGCCGCCGGCGAGGGTCTGCGTCATCTGGCTACCGCCGTCGAGAGTCGCTATCACCTGTCCGGAGGGCGTGCCGCCGGAGCCGGTGACGGTGACGGTGGAGACTTCGTTGGCGGGGCTGGTGATGTTGGCGGAAGTGGCGGTCGTGGTGGAAGGCGTCGACACATGGCCCTGGTTGGGGCCGTTGCCGTCCGTGTACCAGGCGAAGTTTCTGCAGCCGATGTCCGTTCCGTCCAGAGCCGCACGCTTGGCGGGCGAGCCGTTGCCGAGGGAATAGTCGCCGCCGGCGCCGCCGTTCCAGTTGGAGAAAAAGACGCCGGTGTAGCTGAGTTGATAGAGGTTGGTGTCTGCGGAGCCGGAACCGAGGTAGAGAGGACCGCTGTAGCCGGCGGGGGAAACCATGCCGCCGGAAAGACTGGTGGGCGCCGTGAGCCAGCCCTTAACGACGGGCCCGGGATCGGTTCCCGTCGCGCCGGCGCCGATTGCTTGGGCGGTCAAATAAAACAGGTTGTTGCGGATGGAGCACGTGCCGTCGGCGGATAGCTCCTGGAAAACCTTGGGGGCGCCTGTGCCGCCCGCGAGGGGAACGTTCGTGTTCCGGTCTTGCAGTTGGTTCATGCCGTACTGCAAACAGCACACGAGGTTGTTGTTGAAGAGGAAATTCTCATGGCTGAAGTTGCCGTAGAAACTGCGGTAGCTATTGTCTCCGCCTATGACGCAGATGGAGCCGTTCATGCTCATGCGCGAAGTGGTCACCGTGTTATGGTCGACTGTGACCCCGATCGTCATGTTGGAGCCATTGTCCGTAGCTGTAAAACCGCCATCCATGGAAAAGAAACGTGGGAAGCCGCCGCCGGGGCCTTCGTCCGTCGCGATCCCGAGATTGACCGTACCACTGTGAGATTTTGCGTTCGTGCAGGTAAATGTGCCGGCGCCCGGGTTGGTGCTCGTCACTATCGCCAGTTCGAAATCTGGGTTGAAAATGTAGGGAACCACGTTGTGATCCGGATAGCCGAAGCAGATTTTCGAGCCGACTTGGATCGTGGCCGTCTGGCCGCTGCCAAGGATGAGCATGCCGGTTTTGGGATCGATCTGGGCTCCTGGGGACGGGTGGAGGACATCGACGGACCCAGGCACAAAGGCAGGGCTCCACGTATTGACTCCCGCGGCCACGCCGCCGCCCGCGTTGACTGTGGTCTTAAGAGCGACCACGCCGCCGGTGTGCGCGAAATTACCCAAGTCCTCAAAGAGGTTGTCTTGGATCAAAATTGCGCTGCTGGCTATGCCGGCCTGGGTCGTAGGAGCGCCCGTGTCGCCGCCGGGGTCGGTGGCGGTAATCTCCAGACCGGAATAGGCATCCACGAAATGGTTATTGGTAATGATCGCATCGTGGATCTGAATCCAGGGCGCTCCCTGGGGGGCCGTGTTGGGAAGATTGCTCGGCACAGCGCGCGGAGTCATCAGGATGCAGTGTCCTAACTGGTCGCGATGAATCCAGGAATGCTGGAAGGTGTTGTTGTCGATCTTGATGTTGCCGCCGGCCTTGAGCTCAAAGAGATTCTTGATGGTCCAGTTGGAGCCATCCCAGGAGGGGTCGTTGGCATTCCAGGCCGGATTATGGCCGATTAGGTTGTACTGGACGAGGGATTGCCCGGCGCCGAAGGCCCCGAGCTGCATGTTCGTAATCGTGGGCTGGGTGCCGCCGAAGATGACGCATTCGGTCGCGGCCTCGATGTAGTTATTGAGCAGGCTGTAGGGACCGCAGCCGTTAAAGCCGTTGATGGCCTGTACGTCGCTCCCCGTGCCCTTGAAGTCGTAGAGGTAGGAATTCTTGACCGTGACGGCCTTGGCGTGAAGCTGCAGGCCGTGGCGGATTTCCTGGCCCGTGGCGCCTTTGAAGCCGCTCCAAAAGATGCAGCGATCGAAGACAATATTGTTGGGGAGCTGGCTGGCATCGTTCATGCTTTGGGGCCACATGAGCGGGGCGTTGGTTCCCTGCGTGCCCTGGTAGTAGGGGGCGACGAGGGAGAGGCTGCCGCCCGAGAGGCCGGCCGTGCCCAGAGTCACGGGCGTCATGGCGGCATCGCCGAATTGCATCAAGATGCCTTCGCCGGCGTAACCGTAATTGTTCTGGAAATACGAAGTGGTGAAAGAGCCCAGGAGCTTGGGGCTGGTCGAGGACCAGGCGCCGCCGCCGGCCTGGAGGATATTATTGGCCAGGGTGTTGGCGTTAAAGGGGCTGGGCCAGGCAACCGTCACCGTGTTGCCCTGGTAGGTGAGCGTGAAGGTGCCGCTTGTGGGGCGCGAGGCAATGGCCAGAATCCAATTATTGCCGTTGGAAAAACAGGGGGAATCGGCGTTGTTGCCGACGAGAAGAAACTGGACGAGCTCGAAGGCGCTATTCTGCGTGAACCCTGTCCAGCTATTGTTGGCGTGCGCCTTGAATTCGACTCCTAAGAAGGTCCAGTTATTGGCGCCGCTGGCGTTGAGCCCGGTGCCGGAGCCGGCCGGGTCGGGGGAGCCGCCGGTATTACCGCAGTAAAGACAAATGTGAAACTGATCGGGCGCCGTGAGCTTGGCCATGTTGGAATGGCCGCCGATCTGCGCCCCCATGGGGCCGGGGTTGGCCAAACCATCGGGCGCCACGCGCTTATAGCCGTTCGTGTTGAGTGGAAAATTCGTGGCGGCGCCAACCGTGCGGATCGTGACGGGCGAGGCGAGATTGAGGACGGGCAAGCCGATGGGACCCATATATTCCGCGTTGGCGTCGAGCTCGACGATATCGCCGCCCACCAGGAGGCCTAAGCTGTCCTGGTTGGTGAGACGATTCTGCAAGGCGGCGCCGTCGTTTAAGGCGTTGCCGGTGCTGTGGACGCTATACAGAGTCATGGGTTACCAGAGCTCGATAATGTTGCCGCAGGTCGTGTTCGTGGACAGGACGCGGTTAACAGTGATCGGCAAAAGGGTCCCAGCCGGGACCGCGATAAAGGTCACGGTTTGGCCATTGGGCATTTGCACGGCCAGGTTGCCGGCGGTGCCTATATAAAGGGCGCGGGCCTGGCTTGTGACGTCGGAGGCATCGGCAGGCGTGACAGCGGCCGCGTTCCTGTAGCCGAAGACGCCGCTATCAATGGCAGCCATGCGTTACCCGTAGTTGCCGGTAATGAGCTGTGGACCGATTGACAGGAGGCCGGTTCCGGGGACCTCAGAGACGATGTAGTAAAGGGTCCGCGCGGTGTCGGTGATCGTGAAGACCAGTTTGCCCGTCGCGTCGGTCAGGGCTTCGAGCACAAGATTCGTTACCTTGGTGAGGATCGCTGTCCCGGCCGTCACGTTAAGGCCGCCCGTGGGCACGTGCGCGGAAAAGCCGGCGCCCGTTGCAGAATCGCTGAGGTAGAAATAGAGATCGAAGACCTGGGCCAGGTTGACGCCGTTTAAGTCCTGCGCCTGGAGCGTGACGGTGCAGATGGTGGAGGCGCCTGCGGCGACCGTTTGCTTTACAGCCAGGCACGTCGGGGTACCGTTGATCTCGAAGCGGGTGCCCGTGTCCCAATGGACGGTTTTTCCGCCCTGCTCGTCGTAAACGGGGCATTGACCGGCTTGACTCGGGATAACAGCCATGGCTTAACCTTTGTTCTGATCGTGTACCAGCGGGCGGTACAGTGTTACGTCTTGCAGACGAAATAGCTCTGAGCAATCACGCTCGCGTCCAGCGCCGTCGGCCGATTCTTCGAGCGGTAGAGGACGGCCAGGATGCCATCGATAGCCGTATTGGCGGTGCCGATCGTCACCTGGGCGCGCAGGTAACGGAGCTGCGGGATGGCCACGTCCAGGACGATGACGCCGTTACTCGAGGTGCCGCCGGCGTCGGTCACCTGGGTCTGCACGTTGTTGCTGTTAACATCCGTGATGGTCGCCATGCCGCCCGCCTGGTTCAGGGCGTTGTCCTGGGCGATCAGGGTAATAACCGAGGTGGCCGTCACGGTGTTGAGAAGCAGGTAAAAGGTGATGGCATCAAAGCCGCCTACCGCTTGCCCGCCCCCCATGTCGATGATGGAGGAGTTTTGCGTCGTCTGACCTGCGGCCACGGCGTTCAGGACGCGAATAGCTTTGGTTTCTTTCGTAAGGTCCCACATGGTGGGCTATCTCCTTTTGGGTCGGCGGGCCGCGGTTTCGGGCACGGCCAGGCTGGCGGTTTCGATTTCCACGGGCTCCGCCTGGCCAAAAGCCAAAAGGCGGTGCGCCTCTTTGTCGTCCAGGTCGACCACGTCGCCCTGGTTCTGAATGCCGATGCCTTCCACGGCTCGGTCGGTTGTCAGGCGGACCCGCATTAATGCACCAGGTACTTGATCGGATGCGTGCCGGCGTCGACCAAGTTGGCGTCGGAACGCATAAACATAACAAAGCCCTCCTGGTCGCTGTCGGCATAACGCTCGACTAGGCGACGGAGGCGGATCTGGGAAACGTCGCGGATCACGTATTTCTTGAGGGCGCCGTAAGCGACGGTGATCTTGCCGCTCGCAATCGTCTGGCTCTGGCTCTGGTTGATGTAGATCGGGTCATTGTCGAGCCGATCGGGGATGCCGCCGGCGAGCGAAGATTGCCACAAGTAGCGGCCCAGGCCATCCTTGAGGAGCTTGATCTTCAGCAGAATCGGGTCGGAGAATGTCCAGCCCACGCCCGCCTGGGAACGATAGGCCGGGTCGACCGAGTGTTTGAGGTTGTACAGATCGTCGGCCGCGATCGCGGTCGAGCTGGCGGCCTGAAAGCCCTGCGTGGCGGCCGTGACGTAGCCAAAGGGCTGCGAGTTGCCCGTGCCGGTCGTCAGATGGTCGGCCTGAATCCTGCCGATGCGGATGCCGAGCAATTCGCCGAGGACGGCGGCCAGATCGAAGGCGCTGTCCTCCATCAATTCGACGGGGACGAGCACTAATTTGGACGTGTACTTGTAGGCGTGAAAGACGATCTGACCGAAGGTCGTGTCTTGCGGCGTGACCGTGGCGTTTTCCGTCAAGATCGCGCCTTTATTGGCCGTGTCGTTGACGGTCGGCCAGGGCAGATCTTGGCCCGAAGCGGTGCGCATGACCGTTGCCCACCGGCGCGGGTTGGCGTAGTCCAGGAGGGCGACTTCCAGGTTATTCACAAACCCTTCAGGCACGGTGTAGCCGGCCGCGGTGTTCGTGTTGAGGCCTAAGGCGCGGCTCTGGACCTTGCGGTAATTGGGCTCGATGTCCAGATCGAGGTAACGCTTATTTGGGCTGAGGCCCGTGCGCTCGCAGGCGTCCAGGTGCTCGTATTTCAGTTTCTTGCCACTGCGGACGCGCATCCAGGCTTGGAGGGCGAGACAGCGGTGCTCCTCCGTGACTTCGAGGCCCTTGGCGCTCTTGGTACGGAGCCAGCCTTTGCGTGCCTGGATCTTGGCGGCGCGCTCTTCTTCAATCAGCTTGATTTCGCGGTCCTTGGCGGGACCGGCGGGCATTTTCTCGAGACGCTTCAAGCGCTTCTGGGCGTTTTTGCCGTTGTAAGGCTGGTCTTTGATGGCATCAATGACGCCCGGATCGGCCGGGGTCTTGAGGTCTTTTTCGCGCTGCTCGGCCGTTTCCAGGATCTGGACGCGGGCGTTGACCTCTTCGTAGTCCCTGTGCACTTTCTCCCAGGCGGCCTTCTCCTCGGCGGTGAAGTTCCGCTTCTCGTTCGTGATGAGATCGGCGAGCCGGCGCGTCTCTTTGGCGAGCGGGACAAGTTCTTTTTCGCGGAGTGATTTACTAGTGGCGGTGAGGGCCATGGTTTCTTTGCCGGGGATGGCTGCTGTGAAATGCAAAAGGCGGATGCCCTGCCGGGGCGATCTTACTTCGCCGTGGCAAGCGTTCCGCCGATTGGACAGCGTCGAGGCTTGCGGGAGTCGCGCGATTGGACGCGCGGCTCGCTAAAAGGAGTATAGCGCGGCCAGCTCAGTTGTGCGGGCGCGGGCGCCAAAAGCGTCGACGAGAATCTCGACGCGCTCGGATTGGATTTGCTTCCGGAGCTCGGCCAGGTCGCCCATGGCGCGGACCCCGGCTGTGGTGGAGGCGTAGGCGGGAAAAGTGACCGGCCCCACGTCGTAGAGGTCGACGTCATGCAGCTCGCGGATCATCTTGCCGTTCATTTGGGGGATGTTTCGATACTTGCGCGGGATGAAGGAAAAGCTGGATCCCGTGATATCGCCGCGTTTGATCGAGGTCGCCAGGTCGCGGCCAAGCTGGGTTTCCGGGGGCGTAATCTGGTACTGGAGGCCGAGCTCGGTTACTCCCAGGCGAAGCGTGCCGGCGGACTTGCGGCCGAGAACCTGGTCGGGCGAATGGTTGAAAAGGGCGGCGCAATCCATCTCGCGGAGGGTGCGGTCGAAGCAGCCGCGCATACAGCGCTCGATCACGTCGCCGTCGCCGAAAATATCGAACTGCGTGCCCGGATCGTCCTCCCGGTAGAAGACGGAGGCGTAGCCGACCATGTACGGGTAATCAGACCCGACGCGCTCCTCGAGCTTGATCGGTTGGGCCAGAAAGCGGCGTTCCATTAGGATTCTCCTGTCCGGATGCCGGTAATTTGTTGCAATTCCTGCTGGGGCGCGAAGCGGCTGCAAGCCGGGTTATTGGGCGCCAGCGGCGGGTATGCTGTGGCCCAGGCCATAATGTTTAATTCTTTGCCCTGCTGGCTGACAATTGGGCAGCAGGAGGGCGGAGATTCCCGGCATTCGCCGCGTATCTGGGAGAGGTCTACGATATTCGAGGGCTGGCGGTGCCAGTGTTTGCAATCGCCGCAGTGCTGGATTTCTTCGTCCATCATTCCCTCTCACTTGGCCCCTACCCACGAGACCGGTTTCGCGGGGTCGTAGGTCGAGAGCCAAGTTTTGAATTCGTCGATGTAAAAGCCCTTACTGCCGCCCATGCGGGCGCCGTAGGGGGGCAGGTAATTGGCCAGATAGGCCGCCTCGGCCTGGACGTTGCCGACCAGGGAGAAGCCGAGCAAGACCTTGTGCTCGTCGAACTGGCTGTCCTCGGTCAATTGGTCGATGACCCAGACGAAGGGATTGTCCGGGTCGGTGCCGACGAAGACATCCAGATCGCGGCCGTCATTAGACTTTATCCCAGGGAGGTAGCCGTAGTCATTGACGGCGGGCGAAACGCGGCTTTTATTGCCTTCGGGTTGGGGCTGGCCTGTCTTGACCTGGATGGCGACTTTCATGCCCTGGATGGTACGCTCGATGATGACGGGATCGTGTTCGCCGGGGCCTTCGGGGCCGACGACTTGGCGGACCATGCGCTCGGGCCACTCGGCTTCCCATTGATCCGCCAGGGCGTTAATCTCGCCCTCAAGATCTTTAGCAGTCGCTCGGCCGGCCGCCTCGAGGAGATCGTCTCGCAAGGCAGACAAGAGGTCATCCACTTCCGCGCACGGGCAGTCTTCCTTACCCTTGGCGGCCCGGATCGCGGGCGACAAGGCGTCCCAGATCACCGCGCGGTGATCGACAAGCCGATCGATCGCTTGCATGAATTCGGGCGGTTTCCGGGCTGCTTTGCAGGCGTAGACGCCGATGCGCTTGACCATGCGGCGGGTCGCGTCAGCGATGAGCGTCTTGTGGCAAGAGAGTAGGGCCCGGGGCTTTTTCTGTTTCTTTCCTGGGGCTGGTAACGCTGGCTTGTCGTCTGGGGTCGGCGGTGGATCGGGCTTATTGTCCGCAGGGTCTGCGGCCTTATTCGGCTGCATATTGAGCTGGACCATGTACTCTTCGCCGCCCTCGCGCGGGTTGTAGCCTTCTTCTTCGCGGACCTCGTTCGGGTTGAAAACGCCGTTTTGCAGCATGGACACGTAGTACTGGGTGCGCGCCGTCAGATTGGCGCGGAGCATGCCGTTTTTCTTGAAGGCGATGCAATGGGATCGGGTTTCGCGCTCAGCGTCCGATAGGAGCTTGAGGCGCGCTTCAGCCTCCCAGGCTGCCAGCCAGTAGCCGAGGCCTCCGCCGTCGTCGATGTAGGCTTCGTTTTCTTGCTCCAAGGAGTTGTAGCTTGTCCGCGAGGCGTCTCCCGCTTTGTGCGGTGGCACGCCGAAGAAATTACAGATCTGGACGCGCGAGAAGTTCTTGCCTTCCATGAGCTGGGATTTTTCGGCGTCGATCGTCAACGTCTTAACGTCCATGCCCTCTTGGAGGACGGCGGTACGGTGGGAATTTTCCAAGCCGGAGTGCATCCGCTCCCAGCTTTCGCGGAGATTGATAATCGCCTCGGGCTTCAGGCGGCCGGGGTGGACAAGGACCGCCTTTGGGACGGCCTGATTTTTGAAAAACATCGAGCCGAAATTCTCGTAGGCGATGGCCAGGCCGAGCGTTTCGCGCATTTTTGCAACCACGGAATAGCCGACGAGGCCATCAAAAGAGAGGCCCTTGAGATGAAAAACGTCTTCGCCAGGCAGCTTGCGCTGCTGGAGATGGTCGCCGCCGCCGAATTGGGTGACGTACCATAGTCGCCGGCCTTCGCGCACCGGGTAAGTTTTCATGGGGCTAAGCGGCCAGAGCTCGATGGGGCGGCCGGCGCGGTCGCGATTGATGTAGGAGTAGCCGTTGCCCTCGCACATCGCATGGAAGGTGAGGACGCGCTTGAAGTGGAGCGCCGAGAGCTCCTCAGAGGATTCCTCGTAGAGCAGGTGATAGGCGGCGTGGTCCTGGTCGATCTCTTTGCCTTTGCCGGTCTTCTTGTAGGTCAAGAGGGGCAGCTTGCCCGCGTCTCCGGAGATGAGGGCGGCGCAACGAAAATATGTATCGAGCGTTAAAGCCGTTTCGCGGTTGACGTTGACGCCGGAGGAGGCGCGGAAGGAGCCTAGCGAATCGAACAACCAATCATCAGGCGCCGATAAAGGGGTCGAGGGATTTTCGAGGCTGCGGCGGAACAGGTTGACGAGCAGGCCCATGGCGGCCGATCTGGCGGGGAAGGATCAAAAGAAGTCTATCCCGCCGCCTTGGCCGAAGAGCGCGGCTTGTAGGCTCGGAGTGATTTTTCCTCGATCAGCCAATCGCGACCCGCCTTCGTGCCCTTGAGCACGCCGGCGATACAGAGCTGCCGGATGCGGCCCTGGGTGAGGCCCAGAGACGCGGCGGCCTCGGTGGTGGTTTTCACTCGGCACCCTCCTCTTGTGCTCGTTGTAGTGGGCGGCAAGCCCGCTCTCGTAGCCACTTCTCGCACTGCTCTACCGTGCCGACATACTTTATTTTGTGATTTGCGTCGATAATCTTGCCCAGATTTCCCTTGACCAAGATTTCATTCCCTGAGGTGTACTGAATCTGATACATCGTCATTCCCCTTTCGTGGTTGCGGGCCGCCCCCAGTGAGCGGCCCAGGTGTCTTGATCTCACAGCATGTTCCTGAGCTGCTCTCGCTCTAGGTCCAGATTGGTTGCCCGCATGTCCCATACATGGGCCAGCATTTCGCTGTCATTGGCCACATGGCGGTCGCGTTCGTCGTAAGCGGCCGCCATCTTCGCCGTCACCACTTCGATCCGGCTTTCGATTTCTTGCTTCGTCATCGTTTTCTCCTTTTTGGTTTCTCACTCACTCAACACTTTCAATATTAACGCTAGCGTTAACTGGAGTCAAGGAGGGAAATCGGAAAAAATCCGGAATTCGGGAAAATTATTCTTCGCGGGGCTGCTGAGGCTTGGCGTGCGCATAGGCGACCCAGGCGCCCAGGAGCAAAATGGCGATGCCCGAAAAGATCATGCCGAGGCCTCGCGAGAAATACCAGAAACCGGCGGTGATGAGGCCGGCGCCTGTGGCGCAGAGAAGGTCGGGCCAGTATTCGCGGAGGAGGCGCTTTAGAGCAGGGATGGGCGGTCTCTCCAGGTTTCGGGTTTAGGCACGTCCCGGCGGAGGGATGCGGCGAGGCAGCTTGCGCAGATCGCAAAAGCCTCAAAGAACTCCAGCACCCGAGTTTCTTTGCACGAGGCACACTCCGCTACCGGATAGGTGCCCGTGCGGGTCAGGTGCTCTTGCCATTCCTCTTCGGTCATAGCAGATCTACCCCTTGCCCATCGTCGTCGCTCTACTTCTTTCTCCGCCGCATTTACCGCGGCCTGGATGGCGGCCGTATCGTCCGTTACGCCATCGCACTTGGCGCCGTAACTCATGGGGCTATAAGCCGCGAGGATCTTTTCCCTGAGCTCCCCTATTTCTTTGCTGGTCATATCAAATCCACCCCCTGCCCATCATACACGCTGTCGAGCTCGGGGCGCACCATGGCGCGACCGAGGGCCATGATTAAGGCGACGATGCCGTCGATTTTCTCGGTTGATTTCTTTTTGGAGGGCTTCAAATTGCCCGCCGCGTCCGTCTCGACGGTGACGTTCCCGGCCATCCAGCGGAGGACGGGGTTGCCGCCGTGGCGGAGCTTGCCGGACAACATTAGGGATTCTAATTCCTTGGTCGGGGCCGTCATGGACGCGAAGCCCTGGCCGAAGCCCACCACCTCGAAGCCGTCGCCCTGGAGCTGGGTGGCGAGCTGGGTAGAGTTCCAGCGGTCGATGGCGATTTCGCGGATATCGTAGAGTTCGCCGAGCTCGAGGATTTTGACTCGAATCCTATCGTAATCGACTACATCGCCCGGGGTTTGCGTGATCAGGCCTTGGCGAACCCAGGCGTCATAGCGGGTCTTGTTCGTGCGCTCGCGCTCGCGGCAGGCGCGTTCCGGAGCCCAGAACCAACAGAGGATATCGTAGCTGCCATCGGTATCAGGGAAGAGCAGCACGAGGGCCGCGAGGTCCGTAGTGCTGGCGAGGTCGAGGCCCGCGTAGCAGAGCTTTCCGGCCAGCGGTTCGATTTCGCCCTCATAGACGATCGCGATATCACATTCGTCCCAGCGCTCCATCTGGAGCCAGCGGACGTCTTGCTCGGTCCACTGATTGAGCCGGTAGCGACGGAAAGCGTTCTCGCGCGCGGCGGAGTTTTGGGCCTCCAGGGCGTCGGCCTTGAAGCTGTCTTCGCTGATCGTGATGCCGTAGGAGGGGTTGGCTTTACGCCAGACGGCGGGGTCGGTCCAATCATCCTCCTCTTGGGCCGCCGCGATAAAAGAGAAAAACTGGTGGTCGACGATTTCCCCAGCGAGGATAGCCTTCGCGTAGCGGTGTTGCTCGTAGCAGATCGATTCCTTGTCGTATCCGGCTGTCGTAATCGAGATGGAAAGCGGTTGGCGCCTGGCCGCGCCGCCATAAATCAATGTGTCCCATAGAGCCCTCGTGGGTTGGGCGTGGAGCTCATCGAAAATCAGGCCGTGGATGTTCAAGCCTTCCTTCGTGTGGACCTCGGCAGAGAGGGCTTGATACCAGGATTCGGTTTTGGGGTTGAGGATTCGCTTCATGGAGGCGACGGCTTTGAGGCGGGAGGAGAGGGCGGGCGAGGCGCGGACCATGGCGAGGGCTTCGTTGAAGACGATCGAGGCCTGGTCGCGGTCGGCGGCCGCGGAGTACACCTCAGCCCCGGGCTCGTCGTCGCCCAGGAGGAGATAGAGGGCGATCCCGGCCGCAAGGGTGCTTTTGCCATTCTTTTTGGGGACCTCGATGTAGGCGCGGCGGTAGCGGCGGGTGCCGTCGGGGCGTTTCCAGCCGAAAAGAGGGGCAATTACATCATTAAATTGCCAATCGAGGAGCTCGAAAGGCTTGCCGGCAAACTGCCCCTTTGAGTGGCGGAGGAAGGTTCTGAAGAAAAAAGCGACCCGATCGGCGGCCAAAAGACTCAAACGGCAGCCATCAGCATAGGCTTTTTCATCCGCCAAGGACATGATCAGGCTGCGGGTCATCGTCAATCTTGGTTTCCATGAGCGCTTTTGCGAGCGATTCCTCGTATTCCTGCCGACGGGCCGCGAATCTCGCCCAATCTGGCGGGGCGGACATGAGTTGCTCCAGTGGCATCGGCAGGAGCTCGAGCTGCCTTGCGGTTAAGGTGATTTGCGAGATCTCCATCAATACCACTCTATCTCAAGCGTGATGATGCCGGCGACGTTGAGGACGAAGGTTGCTTGGGATGCGGCCAGGCTGATCTTGCTGGGGTCGGTGGGGTGAAGGGTGACGCCGGTGTCCCCGGAGACGCCCTTGAGGACGATCGCCGTGGTATTTCCGGCGGGCGGAATCAGGATGAAACCGATAGCTCCGCCGGGGACGTTGATCGTGTTATTGCCGTTGACCGTGGTCAAATCCTGGGTAAAGCCGACGCTCGTCGGGTTCGTGGTGACGAGAGGGCCGATGACTTTGGTGCCGGAGGGCAGACCGGTCTTTTCGCCGGCTATGGTGATGGTCGAGACGGGCATTGGGTATCCTCAAAAGCGCGAGGCTTAGTAGCCTCGCTCCAGGTCAAAAGGCCGGTCGAGAAGCCCAGAAATGCTGCGGTCCAGAGAAGAAGGAAGGCCCAAGGCCGCCCCTCTCCTTGGCTGAGCATCATCATGGCAACGCCAAATACTAACCAGCACGTAGACCCGACCAGAGCGAAAATCTTAGGGAAATCGTGCATTTTTAGCCCTTCAAAAAGCTCCATGGGCGATGGCGGGAGCACGGCCTCCCGCCTTGATTTCTGGCGCTCTGGCCGGAGCCTGCCCCGGTCAGCGATAGTTCCGATTCACCTTCCTCCCTCCTCCCGCCTGGCTGTGCAAGCAGACTCCCGCGAGCTTCCGGAAAGCCGGGGAGCACGAGAAGTTGAAGGTATCGGCGCTCTATCAGGCCCATTACCACCGTGACATTAGGGTTATTTTCCTTTCAAGAAGCTCTCCAGCTCGTCCTTTTCTTCGTCATCTCGCCCCTTGTGGAGATCGATTCGGCTGCGCGTCGAGGGGTCCAGGCCGAAGCACGAGCCGAGGGCCATCCAGCGGCTGATGAGAGCGGCCGAGACGTTGGCGCCTTCCTTCTCGATTTTAGCCGTGAGAATACACCACATGGAGAAACTGTGGGCGTCGAGCCGGGTCAGGAGGCCCAGGCGCTTGAGCTCGGGGGCGTATTCGTCCCAGAGTTCGCCCGCGCGGCCCTTCAGGAAAACCGGTTTCTCAAGCGCGCCATTGGATGCGGGCTCGTGCTCGTTGAGCTTCCGCTTGCCGGGGTTGCCGGCCAGGGCCTTGGCCTTCGTGGGTTTGGGTTTACGGCCTCTCATGCAGGCTCATTTCCGCGACTCCAATTTCGCGATTTTTTGCGCGCGGGTACGCGTGCGGTCTGGCGGCGCGCGGGCTGTAGAAAATCGACCGCCCTGCCCAGTGCATACTGCCTCAACTACCTAGGGTTGCTTACTTGCCCGTTTTGATTTCTTTAGGACACGGAGACCCAGGGCAGTCTTCCCATCCGCAGATAAAGTGATGACACTTGCGGCACAGCCTGACTGCGCGAAGTCTCTTGCAATACCAGCATTTTTGCTTCGGCGCCATGACGGTCATATATCCCTACTTGTTAAGTTCGACCAAGTGTCTGAATATTATTTTGGCTACCGCTTCCTCAGACCGTCCACCCAGATACCGGTCGCCCTGCATCAAACGTAGTTGATCCGCACGTTCGCCAGCGCCGTTGACGAAGAGGTCCCTTGCGATCTTTCTTGCCAGTTCTTCCATAGGGTGCCTCTACGTCAAATGCTGGTTTACTTCCCCAGGTAAGCCGCTTCCTTTTGGGAGTCTGGCTCGCCGTCTGCACCCAGAGGCGGATAGCCGCGGGATATGGCATCTTTGAATGCTAGATCCCAGGTCTTGCCATGACCAAACCAGGCTCGATGATAGCTGGCATCAGTATTATTGAATCCGCCACCGATAGTCACGCTTTTGCCGACGAAGCATTCCGGTTCTCCGTCCTCTTCGGTAAGTGCCACGCCATTTTTAATAGTTTGAATCCAGGCTTCGCCTTTGTCGCATCCGCCACCGAAGCGGTAAGTCTTCCACCAGTCGTAAGCTAGCGCCGCTGCCTGCTGCTGTGGGTCGGACCTGGGAATGTACAACACTAAAACTGCTAGGCTGGCGAGAAGGTGGATTATCACATGGCAACCAGTTCTAATGCGCGAGAATTCCAGCATAATTCCTACCCCTCACGTTGGGTTAGTTCGTCCTTGGCTTTGTCAAGCTCGTCTGTTAGTCGCATTTCCGCATCCATAAAATCTTCCCAGCGAGAGCGGATCGCTGGGAACTCGGCGAGCATTTCTTGGTAGCCTATGCCTCGCAAGTTACGTTTGAGATCCCAATAGCACCGAAGCCTATCCAGGGCACGTTTTCGCTCTTCCGGAGTCATGTATCCCTACTCACTACGTTGATCGACCAAAACCGCCGTCCTCGCGCGCCGTCTTCTGGTCGTGGCAGCGCTTGCACAGGGGCTGATGGTTCAACTCGTCCCAAAAGAGATCGTAATCGCCACGGTGGGGGCGAATGTGATCGACAACTGTGGCCGCCCGCCCGCATTCGCGACAGGCACAATTCTGAGCGAGGAACCAGGCCCGGTAGCGCTGCCAGCGGGCGCCGTAGCCGCGCTGGCTGGCGGAGGGGCGCTGGTCTTTGGTTTTGATGCGTCGTGGGTCATGGGTTTTGATGCGCTTTGGCATCCTCAAGTTTACGCTTCTTAGACCAACGTCGCCGCATACCCACTATCAGCCGGCCGAGCTCCATAGTATGAATGCCTTCCTCGTTCCAATGCTCTTCGAGGTCTTGAAGGACCGCGCCCCAACAGAAACCGCCGCATTCGCGCCGAAGCCAGGAGCGAGCGCCGACACAATGAGAGCACGTCTTGTTGACAAACATCTTGAGATCAAACTTCCCGGTCACGCATTCGTATGTTTCTCCAGCCGCTATGGGGCGGCGGCATTCGTTGCACTTGTGCTCCTTGCGAGCAACAGAGATTCTCTTCCTTGTGAATTCGCAAGGCTCGGCATTTTCAACCATGCACATTTATTGCGCCATCCTGAAAAGCAACAGTTGATAATCCTCTTCCGCCTCCACATCGAAAAGCCGCCGCAAGATCGGCCGAATGTCCCAAGGCGCCGTCAAGCCTTGGATCTCATGCGCTGGCTCGATCACTTCCAAGGCGAGCGACGAGTTACGCCGTTTGTCCTTTCGCCAGAGCTTCAGCAACATTCCTCGCAGCTCCTTATCGGCCAGGACGTCGCCAGCCAATTCGGGAATCTCGAGCGTTCGCAGGCGTTTGACCTTTTCCCCGGTCTCCGAATCTTTGCACCAAAACTCGCATGGAACAAACCCCTTCCAACGCTGTTTCGATTTCGGACACCATGGGCAAGCGTCACCGAAGCACGGCCTCGTTTGCCCCCCCCGATCTGTTTCCACAAAATGCGTCATGCAACCCTGCATCTGCCCGAGCAGCCTCACGTAAACCGGCGGACCCGGCCTGATGGTCAAGATGCTCCATCCGATAGCCGCCATTCTCTTGGGCGGCCTGTCTGACCAGGCGATGTCCATAACGCCTCTTCTCCCGCCGCCTCGCGCGTGCGTGCGCGCGTCATGCCATTAATGCTAACAATGCTTCAATTGGCTCATGCACTTGCTCGAGAGATGCCTGCGCAGAGCGATGCTTTGATGGCATGAAATTTTGTATAATGTCAAAGACGCACCCCGAACCTTCCGGCGTCAAGACGCCTTCTTTTTGGGGTCCAGTCAAACCACTGGCCCGCGCCCTGCATGCCGGGGCGCGGGCTTCCACAGTCAAAAAACCTCTTATGGTTCCTGGACTTAGTCGTTCCAGTCAAACTGCAACTGGTTCCTGCCCGTGCGCCTGGCCCGGATCGGGTCAATTTTCCTGGCCGGCGTCTTGCGCGTTGTCACCGGAAGAATGACCACGTCCTCGGGGTCTTCTGGGTGGGGCGTAACGGTCAGTTTAAGACTTACCTCGCGTTTTGCAGATAGAGAAGGGCGCTGTTTGCAATCGAGTACAGCGGCCTCTATTTGCTGCACAAAATCCACTGTCAAATCATCCGATAAGAGGTGAAGAGTCTTCAGCTCGAGGTTTGCGGTCTTCATGGCTCCATTCCATTCTCGGCCGGTTCTTCTTCCTTGTCACCACCTTCGCCATTCCCTTGGGGCGAAGGTAAACTTGATTCCAATGCCTGGGGCAAGGCCAAGAGTTGCGGGAGTCCTTCGTCGGCGCGCTCGTCCAAAATCGCCGCCTTTTGCAGCTCAACCGCCATATCGCAGCGCTTGGCCAGGCGGCGCAAAACGGTTTTCTTGGCCTGCTCCTCGGGGCTATCTTGCCAAGCCCCTTTGTTGAACGTTCGGCTCCACTTGCGGCCGTGCTCCATGGCCTCATTCCAGCCCATGACCTCAAAATCGCATCCGCCGCTCTTGAAGCGAACGAGAGCGTAAACGCCGATCGGCTTGCCGCGGCCATCTAGGGCGGGCGAATGATCGACTTTGGCATCGGTGCCGTAACGATAATCGAATAGATCGCCTTCGCGAACCACGTGAGCGGCGAAGTGGATGATATCCCCAGCGCGCTTGGCAAGGGAAATCAAGCCCCGGTAGCCTGTTATGAATTGGGCTTCTTTCTTGCCAGTCTTCCGATTATTGAAAGGCACCATGTAGGCCTGGCCCAGGACTCCATCAAGCTCGAGGCCGAGCTCGCTGGCCTGAATCAGGCAGCCCACGATAGAATAAGGCTCGCATTCCAGGAGCTCAGGATTGCGTTGGCACGCGGTCAGTGTGACGCGGATCACGCGCTCGGGTGTCAGATGGCGCGGTACGGCCATTCTGACCTGGGCGATTACGTTGGGCTGCGTCAAGAGATGGCGCAGGTTGTCAATTGGTCTTGGTTTGGCGATCACTTGGTCGGGCATAGATTCTCCTGGGTTGTTCGCGGCGTCAGGACCACGCGCAGCCTGGCGGCCAGCATGTCGCGCTCTGCGCGCAAGCGGGCCGTTTCCATTTCGTACATGGACACCTGGTCCTCGAGGTAATCGACCTTGGCGATCAAGGCCGCGACAAAGGGGTTGTGGTTTGCAACTTGCGACATCCTGTCAATTCCTCCTCACGTGGGGATCGTAGTACTGAATCAGGCGATCACAGGGGCGATGAATGAGTGAATCATAGGGCTCGCCTGCGGGATTGTAGAGCGACCACAGGCAACAGCCGCAGGACTTCTGGAGCCAAAGGCGCAGCGTCCAGTCTTTAGGCTTGGCCAGTTTGGGGCGCAACAGATCGAGCAGTTTTTTCAGCAAGAAATCGACTTTCATAAAGACGCGGGCAGGAATCGAACCTGCAATCTCGCCAGAATCACACTGGTCGCGCTCTGCCTATTGAGCTACCGCGTCATGGGCCAGCGCGCCCGGCCAACGTGGACCTTTGTCGTTCGCCGAAAAGGTATCCGGGCGCGCCGGCGTTCCCGTAGAGAAGCTCGTCGCATCCTGGGTTTGCCCCATGCCGCCTTTCCCTCCATGCCTCAGAAACGCCCCGCCTTCCGCGAAGGCAGACGGCTATCTTGGCTCCAGCGTCGTTTGCGGCGGCGCCACTTTCTCCGTGTGGTGCCTATCGTAGTTCTGGGGCGGAAGCACCGGAGGATAGTCATAATAATGGCATCCACTCGTGCCGCAGCCCCCGGAGCTATACACCGTCGTGGTTGTTTCGACTTGGAACTCCGCCGCCGGCGCAGGCTTATGCCTGATCCTGGCGATGATGCGGCGGACGATGCCGTTGCGTCCGCCGCCGCTCCCGCCGCAGGCCTCGGCGTCTGCGGCGATGAGCAAGAGCAAGAGCAGCAGGGATGCTAAAAGCGCTTTCATGTCAGAGGGCCTCCTTTTATTCGTAGACGATTTGTTGGATGTACACATTGGCGGGATTGGCAACGGACGATTGCACGGTGCCCGTCGAATTAATCACTGCGGTAATCGTGTTGTTACCGATCGACGCTGGGTAAGTACCAAAATAGTGCTCAGTGCCACCATTATCCGCATAACAGGCCAAGCCAGTGAAGCTTTGCCTGCCGGTGTAAGTCGTGGCGCTCCCTGTGCTGGGCGTGATCACGTAAAAAGTGCCGAAGGTGTCCGAAGCGAGAATGTGGGAACCATCAAAGGTCGCACAAGCAATCAAGTTGGTGGGCGTAACGCTCATCGTTGAAAGTTGAACGGTCGTCTGAGCGCTCACGTCGATCTTGTAGACGTGAGCACTACTGCTGCCAACCCCGAGAGCGTAATAGATGTTGCCACTGCTCCACCCCAAGCCACCAGGAGATTCGAGATAAGTGGTGGCAATCCCGGTATCGAATTTGTATGTATCGGAACTACCGGGAGTGAGCTTGTAGACACCACCAGCGCTATCCAGGGCGTAGTTGCCACGCGCAAGCCCTACGTAAAGTCTGGTAATGGTTCCCTGATTCGTGACAGCACCGGTCGAAGTGTTGATCTTGTCGAAGTTGTTCGTGTTGCTGTCCACGCCGTAAAGAGCCGGCGTCAAGGCCTGCGCCGGGATAGCCAGCCCAAAAGATACCAAGATTGCCGCAAGAATCATCCTGAACCAACCGATACTTCGCATGGATGCAAACCCTCCTACGGTTTGTGTCCCGGGGGCGGGGATGTTCACGCATCGCCCGCCCCAACCAAACGAGAGAAATAGGCCGCCCACCCAGCGGGCGGCCTACCGGAGCACCAACACCGAGCCAGGCTCCGGACGGAAAGGAAGACAGTCCAAAAAGGCGGGCACCAAGCCTCCGCAGAGGATCGAATCACCAACCGCTACAAAAGCCGATGCCCGCCGCCGCCAAAGAAACGTTTTCAAATCCCCTGCCCCGCCGTGGGCAGGTTGTTTTCCAAGACGTCGCGGATGGTCAAGAGGCTCGTATCGATCTCGCGCAAATGGCGCAAGAGCAGAGTCTCGAAAGATGTCAGCTCCGAACAAAGCTGGCATCTCCCTGCGCGTCCCGCCTTAACAACAAATCCGTTCTTCTCTTGCTGGGTAAGCGGCATGCCGCACTCCTGGCAAAAGTCGCGCGGATCCGCCGGCGGCTTGTCGATCGTCTCAAAACCTTGCCACGGTTCACTCATAGCTTGGCTCCAGAAAAAGTCTGGCCTTCCGCTTCGGCCAGGATCGCCCCCAGGATGGCCCGCGCGGTATCGATCTGGACCGCTCGGCCAATCATCTTTCCGACTTGCCCCGGAGAGCCGTAGAAGAGATAATCCTCGGGAAATCCCTGTAATGCAGCCGCTTCTTGCCACTCGATTTGTCTTTTGCCGCCCGGTAGTGCGTCGTCAACCAGCACGACTTCGGCATCCCGCCTTGAGCACCAAGAAAGCACCGTCGGCGACTTCCGGTCAGGTATGGCGGCCAGCGAACAACGACCGTTGAAATTCTGAGTAATCACGGGCGTGCGATCAAACGACCGTGCGCCCACGCGCCAAGGACCTGGCCGGAGAACGTCCTTCAGCACTTTTTGACAGCCAGCTGGCTGCGGCGATGGGAAGCGCCCGACGAAGGCCCGCTTCCTGCGCTGGGCGCTAAAGTGCTTGGCATCTATCCTCTTGGATGGAGTTAGGATCGGGATTTCTTTTTCGATTTGGACGACGTCCTCCAAGCACCACCATTGCGGCTCGAGCGCCTTCGTGATATCGATCAAGGCATCAAGCGTGGCCCTTTGCTCCGCCAGCTGGCCGGTGGTGACCTTTGTGAGATTGCGATAGACGCTGAGCCACTCGCAGGGAATTCCGCCAAGCACGAGGTCTATCCGGGAGCATTCACCGCGAATAATTTCCAGCGTCCCCGATTCGCGGAGATCGCGGCGAAGAACTTTTGTCTGGGGATGATTGAGCTCATAAGTCTTGCAGGCCGGTTCCCAGAAGTCGATGGCCAGCACGATCTGGATAGGGAGACCGCGCGCGGCGCAGGCCCAACCGCCCGCTCCGGAGCAGAGATCAATGGCCACAAGATCCATTTGCATTTTCGCGCCCATGTCCCAAGCTTTTAATACTACCCCTGCATTTCCGCCTTGACGCGCCCGGTCAGGGCTGGCCAAGATGGGTTGGGAAACCCGGCCGGCCTCCACAGACCGGCCGGGCACTTTAAGGCTTCCGTTCCATTCGCCCTAACGGGAGCCAGGTATGCACATCGTCCCAAGGACCAACGGCCTTCCGGCCGATCGTTTCCTTTTCGCCGAGTTCGAACCAGTCAATAGGCAGCCCCAGAAGCCGCAAACTGTTACGGATCTGGTCCTCCGCTATCTCGACCACCTGCGCGTCCGTGTGGTCTCGGGCGAATATTCCGCCCGAGGCTTTGCCGACGTCGAGCGCGACCTGGGCAGGTTCGTAAAATTCCTGAAGGACAAGCCACTCGGCCAGTGCAAGCGGCAAGACCTGATCGATTGGCTCCTGGCGAACCCCAAGTGGAAGAGTAACTCCACCAAGAAACGGAACCTGGCCGAGATCGCGGCGTGTTGGTCTTGGGGGGCAGACGAGGACTTCCTGCCCAGTGGAAATCCCTACCGCCGCCCCAAGAATTTGAGACTGCGGACGCGGCGCAGGCCCGACGCCGAACCATGGCATTACATTGCCTTCATGCGTAAAGGCTCGAAGGCCTTGCGCCGCATCCTTTACTACTTGTGGAACACCGGCTGTAGACCCTGCGAGGCCCGCGAATTGACCTGGGACATGGTCCACTTCCCCGAATCGGTCGTCATAAAAGAGGACCACAAAACCATCAATGCCCAGAAGGACCCCCAGCCCCGGATTATCGGCCTGGAGCCGCGTCTTGTGCGCTTCCTCCGGAACCTTTACCGGCAACGGGCGAAGGGCCAACTCTACGTATTCCTGAACGTCGAGGGCGGCCCCTGGACAAAGGACGGCCTCGACCAGAACTTCCGCCGCTGCCGCCTGCGCCTGGGCATGAGCGCTCAGGTGACGCCTTACTGCCTCCGCCATTCCTACACGACGGAAGGGATCGAGGGCGGCGTCGGTGAGCGCCAGATGGCGGACCAATTGGGACACACGAATACCTGGCTGATCGCTCACTATTCGCATGCCAAGGTGAAAGCCCGGCATTTGCGGCGCGTCGCCAGCGATGTACGCAAGCGCCGGCGCGACGCCCGGCGTAGCGATGGGTGAACGCCAGATCGGGCCACTGGCGATCAGTGAACGGTTAGACATGTAAACCTCCATTCCGGGCGTCTTGATATTCCAGATCGGAACATCAAGACGCCCTAGCACGCGTCCGGTTTAGGCCGCGATCTCCGGCAAGCCCTTCTTGGTGTTGACGTTCAGGCTGTGGATCTTCTCGCCTTCGCGGAAAGCGTTCCACGCCTTGACGCACTTGGCGTAACAGATGCCCGGCGCGAGCGGCACTTTGTCCTCTTTGGACTTAACGAGTTCAGCCGAGAGGACGGCGCTGGGGGCCGAGTCGTCTGCGACGTTATTCATGGCGACCTTGTCCCAAAACTCACGGGCACCGGATTCGCTCGTGATGAAGGTTCCGTACATGGCCCCAGTAATTGCCGATTTTTTCATTTCCGGCGTCTTCACAGAGAGAGTCTCGTCTATCCAGTTGACAAAGGAATGAAGCGACTCTTCGAAAAACAGATCGTAGACCTCGTCGCCGCTCTTGACAGGAACTTTCTCGATGTTGCGTCGATACCATGCCACCCCTTCCACGGCGAGCTGGGCCTTCTTTCTGTCGCAAGAGGCAACCTGCTCCTGAAGGCCCTGGAAAGCCCCAGAAACGTCCGTCTTTGACCGGGATGACCAACGGGCGTCGAATTGACGAAACAGATCCGCCATGCCCTGCTTCGTGTCTGCTTGGAACTTGTCGAGGTGGACGGACAAGCCGTCGGGCAAATCTCCGTCGAATTCCATAATGGCCCGGCTCGAATGCTGACCATTCATGCGATAGTCTTTGCCGACAAAACGAACCAGCGCCCAATTGAAAGGAATCGCCCTGCCCTCGGCAATCGCCTCTTTAAGCTTCTTCACTCTGTCCGGATTCAATTCGCGCTCGGTTGGAGACTGAGGCAAGCCGTTGTGCCTTCCGGCAAACTCCCTCCCTTTCTCCCTATTGAGCACCACTGTTTCGGATTCGATGCGCTTCCAGCCTCGATATTCGGCCATGATGGCCTCCTTTGAAATCATCCCCTGTTTGGTGAAGACGGCGAAATGCCGCTTGCTCCCAAGTGAGGGCGGTGATTCACTCATTGGACAACTCCTCGTACAAGCCCTTCACGAGTCGTTCGAGAAGAACGATCTTGTGGAGAATGGCTTGAGCGGAAATTGTGGTCACGTTCCTATCGGTGAGCCCCCGGGCTTCCTTCAGCAGGGGCATTGCCTCTTCGTAAAAGTGGACAACCTTCTCCGATTTGATCTGCGGCTTATTGGGCAGCTTGCGTATGCGGAAAAGGTCCTGCCCCTTGACGCGCTTCTCCTCGACCATGCAACCGTGCGTGTTGCGTTCCCTCATCAGAGCCACGGCGCTTCGCAGCCGCTCCTCATCCACGCCTTGGATTTCGAGGTCGGCCAAGACTTGCTCGCGGGTCATCCAGTCGCCATCGGCGTAGTCCTTGACGAGCATCTTGCCCACGTCGATTTTTTGGCGGGCAACGTCGATGCCCAACGGGTCGAGCTGGAACTTGGCTTCGAGGATTTGGCGGGCCTGGTCGAAGCGGTCTTTCTCGTTGTGCTTCTTGCCGTCCGGAGAGCGCTTTCGAGTCTTCGACCAAGCTTTCTGAAAAGCCTTTCGCGTCAGGCTTAATGGAATGGAGGCGACAGGAGCCTTGGAGCGATGATTATACCCCAGGGTATAATCAACGAAGCGCCCAAATAAAAGCCATTGCGAGACGGTTTTCTGAGTCCGCCCCACCTTCTCCGCAATCTTCTCCTGCGTCCAACCGGACTCCACTAGCAACAGCGCATCGGCCTGGTCCCACTTGCCCTCGACGGCTTTGGCCTCGGCGGCGCGCTGCTCTTGGTTATGCTGCCAGCGCGCATCGAATTCCTGGTCGCTCATCATGGCGTCCTCGAAACAAGACCGCGGCCGCTGCACACCGGGCAGTCTCCAGGTGTCAATCCAGCGCCTACACAGAACGAGCATTCAGCAAGCCTGTAGCCCATGTGCCATGTGCACTGCGGGCAGGCCCCGGTGCCGCCGCAAAAGTCGCATTCGACCTCTGGCAATGGATTGGATTGTCTGGAAGATTGTCCACTGATCGCCAAACTGTGGCTCTGGAGGTCGCGGGTTCGAGACCCGTCACTCACCCTAGAATTGGCCATCGCGACCTCCGTGTGTGGTTACTTGCTTGTCGGGTGGTCAATCTTAATTCGCTG